TTCTGGAATGCACCACTTGATTGTCCTAATCATGCAGAAATGGCAGTCAAAACTGCTATTGAGTGTGCTGAAGAAACAGATAAGATAAAAGCAGAGTTTAAAGAAAAAGGACTACCAGATATCAATATTGGTTCAGGTGTCAATACGGGGACTTGTATTGTAGGTAATATGGGTAGTGAGATGAGACTAGACTATTCTGTTATAGGAGACGCAGTTAATTTGGCTGCAAGACTAGAAGCAACAACAAGAAACTATAAAGATGAGAATGGTAAAGTTACACCCCTATTATATTCATCATTTACACAAGAAAAACTAGATAATATTAAGTCAGTAGAAGTAGATAAAATCAAAGTTAAAGGTAAGGAAGAGTTAATTACCATCTATAAACCTATATAAATAGTAGTATGGCAACTGTATTCGATAAAATATTAGACACAACAACTGGTCCTAAATCATATGATTGGTACAGAAAAAAAGTACAATCAATGACAACGCCTGGTGCAAAAGGTTTAATTAATCAAGGAAAAGCAACTGTGGCACCTAAATATGGTGTGATGAATCTTTTTGGTTATGACCCTAAACTTAAAGCGACATTACCATACTATGATACGTTTCCTTTGATATTTCCTATAGATTTTGCAAAAGGTGGTTTTTATGGTATCAACTTTCACTACTTACAACCAGGCGCAAGAGTAAACTTTTTAAGACAGTTATCAAAATATTCAAGTGATAAAAACTATGATAAAAAAACAAGATACAATATTGGTGAATTATCAGGAAGATATTATAAGAAAACAATTAAACATTATTTGTATAGTCAAGTTAGGTCATCATTTTTAAATATAACAGCAGATGAAATGGCAATTGCAATATTTTTACCAGTCGCAAGATTTAAGAAAGGAAAACCTTACTAATGGCTATTTTTAGAGCAGGTAAACGAGTAGGTCCTTTTGACATAAGAGTAGGATTTCCTAGAGACAGGTCTTATGATAGAATAGATTATCCTACAGATTATGCAAGAGCAAATACAGAAAATACAATAGGTCGTTTCCGTGCCATGATGGGAAGAGCAGAGGGTTTTGCTAGACCAGCAAGATTTGCTGTTCGAATAAATTTACCAACAAACTTACAACAACTACAAATTGCTTCATCAAAAGTTGGTTATAGTGAAGGTCAAGTAGACCCAGGATTAGCGAGAGCTGCAGGACTACAACCAGTGGCACAGCCAGATAAAGGTGCTGTTACAATGGCACAACTATCTAGACAAATGGGTGAACAAGTTAATATTATGTGTGATTCTATATCAATGCCTGCTCATGACTTACAAACAGAATCAGTAAAACATTTTGGTCCAGAGAGACAAATGGTTACAGGTCATGGTTTTACAGGAACGATAGGTGCTACTTTTTATGCAGATAAATATTTAAGAGAAAGACATTTCTTTGAATTGTGGCAAAAAGCTGCAGTCAATATGATTACACATAAAGCAGGATATTATGATGATTATGTTGGCACAATACAGATTTTACAATTAGGATCACTTGACGGTGAAGGCGATAGAGATGTACCGACATATGGTATAGAAGCAATAGAGTGTTATCCTGAAACAGTTAGTGCGATTGAATATAATTATAGTTCTAGTAATCAAATAGTTAAAGTAACTGTAGGATTTCAATACAAACAATGGCACAATCTTGCAACTGATAAAATTGCAGGCATGACGTTTGGTTCGTCTAACCAAACTCATCATGATATAGCACAACCAGACAGAGGATTACTTGGCAAACTACCACCTGAATTACAAAGGGCAGGTCGTGAAGTATTTAATTCAGCCAAAAATCAAATACCAATAGGAAGATTGTTTAGAGGGAAATTATTCCCACCTTTCTTCTAGAATACATAATATTATATTATAAGGAGAATAAATTATGGCACTACCAAAACTGAATACTCCGACTTATGAGTTGGAAGTTCCTAGTACAGACGAAAAAATAAAGTATCGTCCGTTTCTAGTAAAAGAAGAAAAGATTTTATTGATGGCAATGGAATCTGGAAAGAATGAGGATATTGTTTCAGCAGTAAGAGATATTGTAACTGCTTGTACATTCAATAAAGTAAACTTAGGTAATTCACCTATGTTTGATGTTGAATATATATTCTTAAATATAAGAGCAAAGTCTGTGGGCGAAGTTTCTAAACTGAAACTATTATGTCCTGATGATAAAAAAACTTATGCTGAGACAGAAATTAATTTAGCAGAAGTTCAGGTGCAAGTCGGAGACGGCCACACCAATAAAATTGAATTAACAGATGAAATGGGTATGATTATGACATATCCTACTATTGATTCATTTATGGAAATGGGTGTGCAAACAATTAATGCTAGTAATATGTTAGATGTTATTGGTGCCTGTGTTTTACAGATATATGAAAAAAATGGTGAAAAAGTTTATCATGCTAAAGACCAAACTAAAAAAGAGTTAACGGAGTTTATTGAACAATTGAATACACAACAGTTTAAGAAACTTCAAAAGTTTTTTGATACTATGCCTAAATTAAAACATGAAATTAAGGTAAAGAATCCTAAAACAAAAAAAGAAAGTAAAGTTACTTTACAAGGACTAAACGATTTTTTCGGATAGCCCTTTCACATGATAGTTTAGAGAATTATTATAGTACTAATTTTTCTCTAATGCAACATCATAATTACTCTTTGAGTGATATAGAAAATATGATGCCGTGGGCAAGGGAGATATATGTTGATATGTTAGTTACTTACATAAAAGAAGAAAACGATAAGCAAAAACAAAGGGAAGCAAGAAATGGCTGAGGAAATAAAAGAAGTTAAAGTCGCAGAACCAAAACAAAAAATTAGTGTAGACCTAGAGGTAGATACTTCTATAAAAGATTTAGGTATAAACCCATATGCAAAACTAATTCATATGGCAAGAGCAGTTGACGCTTGGCGAATATTTCCTAGATTATTCTTAACAGTTTATATTGTATTGTTATATAAATGTGTAATATGGTATATGGACTTATCTGCTCCGACTATGGAACAGAGTGGGCTAATTAGTATCGTAGTTGGTGCTGGTGCTGCCTGGTTTGGTCTATATACAGGAACAAGTAAGAGTAAAAAATAATGTTTAGTGCAATAGAACTTCCTAAAATAAACACAGGTACAGATTTAGTTGTATCGTCAAGCAATATGATGACAACTACTGGTGGTGCGATTGCAAATGTTGAACCAATGTCACCTATGGATAGTTTACGTGCTGTCTTTGATGATATGAGATATGCTTTAGAATCAATAGCAGTAAATACACTAGAAACAAATAACTTATTACAAAGATTAGCACCTACATCAGCAGAAAATAGAGACGAAAAAATTAATGATGGTGAAACTGATACTCAAGGTAATGAGAATCCTCCTGATAAGGGTGGTACTGGTTTTCTAGACAAATTAAAAAGTCTTAATCCTTTCAAAGAGGGATTAGGTACTTTTGGTAAGTTTGCGATAGCAATTGGTGCTTTAGTTGGTCTCAAACTGTTTGGTGAAAATTTAATACCAAGTATAGCAAATTTGTTAAAAGAAATTAAGTCAGGAAAACTTACAGCAACGATAAAATCAATTTATTTAGACCTCAAAGATAAAGTTTTAATAAAATTTGAAGAATTAAAACTAGCAATTGCAGATGTTATTAAAGGTGTTAAAACTGTAATCACAACAGTTAAAGATGTATATAAATCAATAACAGATTATATCAATACTTTTAATGTAGATGGTGAAGGCGCACTTAATGAGGATGAAAAGAAAGCATTACAAAAAGATATTGTGAAAAAAGTAAGTGGTTTTATATATGATACAGTTGGTGAAGGATTACTTGCTATTGCTTCAATATTTGGATTAGTTAAAGTCGCTCAGATTATGACAAGTATAAAAGGTTTAGGATTAGGAACCGCAGGTCTAAAAGCAGCTCCTGGCGCTGCAGGATTATTAGGTACTGCTGCTCTTGTAGCATTAGCCGCTGCTGGTATATACAGAGGTTATCAAAATGTTCAGTTTGCTCTGAATGATTCAATAGATAAAGAGACAGGTAAAGTAGACACCTCACAATTTGCTTCTAAACTACTTGCTGGTAGAAATGAAGAAGGTGGAATATTAAATGCAACAATTAATACTTTTGATAAAGGATTGATAGGACTATCTGCTGGTGCTATTATTGGTTTCTTATTAGGTGGTCCTCCTGGTGCTATTATAGGTGCAAGAATAGGATCATTAGCAGGAAGTGCTATTGGTGCTATTTCAGGATATATTGGTAGTGAATCGTTTGATAAAACTTTAACATCAATGGGAGATAACTTTACTACTAATATAGACAATATATCAAGTGCTGTAAAAGGTGTGCCATCAGCATATGAGGCTGACGAACAGGCACTTACGCAAGACTTAACCATCATGAATCAAGGACTTGAAAATTTAAAAGCACAAAAAGCACAGTTAGAATCTGAAGGTAAAAATACAAGTTTTTATGATAGACAGATTAAAAGATTAGAAAAAACTATTGAAAAACAAAAAATAAAAGTTGCAAATGTAGATGTTGCTTTAGCAGACAGAATGTCTGATGGTAAAGTAGGTGATATTGATGACCAAATTGCAGCCACAAATAAATTTATAAATGAAATGAAAAAAGATATGCTAAGTGGAGGTCAAGTAATTGATACCATATCAGGAGGACAGATTACTCTTGACCCACCGTCTCAAGCAGACCTTGACGCACAATTACTTATTATTGACGAATTAAAAAAGAAAAGACAAGAATTAATATTATCATATCAGAATACAGATACTATTGATACCTCTAATGCAGAAATAGTGCCTGAGAATATTGAAGATAAAGTGAAAAAAGCTATTACTACAAACGAAAGTAGTCCAGGTCATCCTGCTAATCAAAATGTTATGGCAAATGTAGGTAACACATATCAAAGTAATGCTAAAGGTGGAGATAATTTTATAACAGGAGGTCTTTCTTCTGGTGATAATTTTATGACAGCAGTTATGATGGCAAATAAAAATGCAAAAATGCAGACTTAGATGATATTCTTTCGTAGTTTTGTAATAAGTGTAGTTGCTGTTTGGTTTATATCTACACTACATTCAGGTGAGACATTAACCTCTTTGTTGTAGATGTTTTTCAGTCCAGATATCAAAGATAATATTTCTATCATCACACCATTTACGAGCAGAAGCAAACTTATCACGATTCATTTGATAAGTTTTCATTTCATATAATACAGTAGATTTCTTTTTACCTTTGCCACCAGCAGGTGGGCGTAAATCTTTAGAGGGTTTGACTTCAATCAGATGAGTTTTTGTATGACCATTCTTATCTTTTATCTTAATCAGAAAATCAGGAAAGTACCTACGCACCTTTTTAGTAGCAGTATCATAGTAAGGTATGACAACTTCTTCGCTCGCCCATTGTAATATACTTGGATTACCATCAAAGTATTTCATACACCTTCTCTCCCACATAGAGCGATAGATAATATTCTTACTATCTCCTGCATACTTACTAGGGTTTGTGGGTGTAAATTTACCCTTGTATTTCTGTGTTCGTTCTGACATATTGATATAAATAGTTATATAAGTATTTATTAGGAAAAACAATGAGTAAACTATTTTCAGCACTAAATGAATTAAGGACTAACATCTTTGGTGGACAAAGTTATGTTGGTGCTAATGCACCTGGGTCAAATATATCAATAGCAAGAAAGTCAGCAATGGAACTGGCAGACCGTAGTCCTACGTCTAGACTAGACAATGATCCTTTATATTTTTCTAGTATATCATATCCTCATGACTTGACGGCTGATGGCACAAATGGTCACTATATGCTATTCTACATCAACGTACAAAACAAGACTAAGTTTAATTACAAAGGACCTGGTGGTGTTGATGTTGGTGGTAAATATGTATATCTAGCAAAAAAAGATGTTTCTAATCCTCATGTAGATATAAAAGCTGGTGATGAATTTATACGAAATGGTGCAACTAATAAAGTAAACTATCAAGACGAACTATCAAGAAGAAGAGGAAACAGTTATAACTCAAGCGATTTAATTGAGTTGTCTAGAGACAATAAAAAATTAAATGGTGCTCTTGTATCAGGTAATGCTTCTCAAGCAATGGCAGGAACAGGAAAAAAAATGACAAATAGAATTACAGATTCTATTGCTATCTATTTACCACCAAATGTTACTGACAATTATACTAATACATACAATGCAACTGAAACAGGTATACTAGGTTATTTAACGGCTTCAGGTGGTAAAATAACTGAAGCATATATGAATAATGACTTTACTACAGCCGCAGAAGCATTATTAGGTACAGGTGGTGGTGTATTCGAAGAAATGGCAAAGAATTTAGGGTCATCTATTGCTGAAATGATGACACAATCAGAGGGTGGTTATGAACTATTAAACAAAGTCTTTGGTCGTTCAACAAACCCATATCTAGAAGTATTATATGGTGGTCCACAATTAAGAACATTCACATATAGTTTTAAATTTGCACCTAAGAATCGAACAGAGAGAGATAATGTACAAAAAATTATACAAATGTTTAGATTTCATTCAGCACCTGAAATGAGAAACGACCACAATATGTTCTTAGGTCTACCATCAGAGTTTGATATTCACTATATGTACCAAGCTGCTGATGGTGTAGCAAGTGAAAATGCGTATTTTCCTAAGATTGCAACCTGTGTGTTACAGAGTGTTGCTACAAACTTTACACCAAATGGTGTGGTATCGCATGAAGATGGTTCACCAGTTATTATAACAATGGACCTATCGTTTCTAGAAACAGAAATGATTACAAAAGACCACATTAACGAGGGATTCTAATGAGTTATTTTAACTATTTTCCATTAATGGCGTATGATGTCAAGGGCGACAGAAACTATAAACTTGTTCCTGATATCATTAAACGAGTAAAAATTAGAAGTGCAGTTAAGAGTGGTGCGTTACTATTTGATAAGTATGATGTCAAGTATGGTGAAAGACCAGAAGATATCGCATTTAAATATTATGATGACGCTGAATTACATTGGGTTGTTCTACTTACAAACAATATTACAGATAGATACTATGAGTGGCCGATGACACAACCAGACTTTGAAGATTATTTGACTGATAAGTACGGTGCAGGTAGTGAGGATAGTGTTCATCATTATGAATTAGCGCAGACAAGTGGACCAACAACATCAAGCGATGACTCACATATGTTAGAAGTTAATTCTGATACAGCAGGTGCAACTACAATCACAAATAGAGAGTATGAAGAAAGAGAACAAAACAAGTTAAGACAAATAAGACTCTTAGATAGAACATATTTAAATCAATTTGTCGAAGAATTTGAACGCTTAATACAGGAATAATATCATGCCAAATCAACACCTTGATTTCCCAGGTGACTATAATCTAAACAAGATAGATATAATTACAGCAACAGGCGAAGTACTACCTTTGAGAATGGGTATTATTATGGAGTTGAATGTCTATGAAGATATAGAAAAGAATGCTTTAACAGGTTCAATGGCAATATTAGACTCTGCTAATATTATAACTAACACACCACTACAAGGTAATGAACGATTAAGATTTAAATTATCAACACCAGGCACAGGAGACGCAGAGACAATTGTTGACGCTAGTGAAGAAACAGGTTATCCTTTTTACATTTACGCAATTACAGACAGAAAAACAGTTAGTGAAACACTAATGTCCTACAATATACATTTTTGTTCAAGAGAATTAATGAGAAATGCGAGAACAAGAGTGAGTAGAGCATATGATGGTTCGTTAGACAATACAGCATTAAAGATTTTGCGTGATGAAACAGGTTTAGATTCTAAAAAGAAGTTCTACTATGAACCAACACGAAATAAAGACAAGTTTGTAATACCAAACATACGCCCATTGAGTGCTATGAATTTATTATCAACTAGAGCATTGTCTAAAAATGCAAATGGTGCTGGGTATTATTTCTATGAGACAACAAAAGGGTTTCATTTTCGTAGTTATGAGAGTATGTTAGCAGGACAAGGTAAGAACGCAAGACAACCAAAACTTATATTGCGATATCAACCAAAGACACTATTCAACAAAATGGATCGAAAAAGTTATAATATGCATAATGTAGACTCTTATCAAGTTATGCAACACTTTGATACTCTAGCACAACAAGCGATGGGAACATATGCTTCAAGAGTGATTACATACAATTTCTTTGATAAGGCGTATCAAATATCAGACTATAACTATCATAATGAATATGGTCAACATTTTCATGCTGATACACTTGGTAGCACTTACAAAAGTAACTTTCCGATTACTAACGCACCAGTAGATAGAGAACAAAAGTTAGAAGGCACAGGTGACAGAGGCGTAAGTGATTATCCACATAGTCATGTAGTATTACAATCATCAACAAGATATTTACATAATGATGATACTGGTGTATTTGGTACATCTACTGACAACGAAGGTAAGACAGAAGCAATAAGAATATCACAAGAGAATCAAGTCAGTAATTCATTAAGAATGAAAGTTGTTATGCCTGGTCATAGTTACATACAAGCAGGTGATGTAGTTGATTTTCAATTACCAAGTCTAGAACGTAATAAAGGTGAGAAGGCAGGATACGCATATGATGAAAAACATTCAGGTCGTTATGTAGTTGCAAAATGCAGACACCGACTAATTAAACAAGAATATAAGATGATACTTGAATTAGTTAAAGATACAGTATATACTCCACATGAAAAAGGACCGAGAACTTACGAAGGCAAAGAACAAAACTCTAGAGGTAGTAGAGACATCTATCAAGAAGATAAGAGTTTTGATTACTTTAGAGGGTCTTAATATCTCTTACCCACAGACTCTAGAAGATTTTTCCCAGCATACTATAACAGGTCCTAACCCAATAGTCAAGCATTATTCCACTAAGGTATCGAGAAGGGTATCTCAACATATCAGTATAAATAGCAATATGAACATAATAAACCGCTTGACAAAGACATTTGAAAGTGTTATAACAGGTCTCTTTGGTGGTCGCAGAAATGATATAAGAGGTGATTCACGAACACCTTTTGATAGATATGAAGAACGATCCTTTCGAGACAATGACTATATGCATTTATATGAGAGACAGAATCCATCTGTACTTCCGCAAAAAAGCGTAGGCACTAAAGTCAATAAAAGCAAGGGGAATGTATGATTTCAACGAGTGTATATATTAACATAGTGTTGGTTGATTGTCAAGCAGAAAATGCTCGAAAATGACAGGATGCCAATGGTATAAAGTCGGCAGGGTATCGGCAGGAGAAAAAGAATTATGACACAAAATTTTATGGGCAAAGATGGTTTTCAATGGTTCGTTGGTGTCGTTGAAGATAGACAAGACCCACAGAAAATAGGACGAGTGCGAGTTCGTTGTCTCGGGTATCATACAGAGATACACGAAGATTTAAAGACAACAGACCTACCGTGGGCACATCCTATGAATCCTATTACGAGTGCGACAGTATCAGGCATAGGGCAGACACCGCTCGGACCTGTTGAAGGCACGTGGGTTGTAGGTTTCTTTTCTGATGGCAGCGATGCACAACAACCTGTGATTATGGGGACTTTGCCTGGCGTTGCAAAGACATTACCTACAAAGGACGGCGACAAAGGATTTCAAGACAGACTCAACGCAAACTATCCAAGATATACAGACGAACCAGACGTAAACAGATTAGCCGTCAATGCCAAAGAGGAGACAACAAAACAAGGGGCAGTCGAGACTACTGAAACAAACCCTCACCCTACCCTTGTACAGAGACGAGCAGATAGAGACCTTGCAGTAGGTGTTGCCAATGTTGACGCTACCACAGTTGTTGATGATGTTGTGGCCGCAGATGATGGAGAGAGTTGGGATGAACCCGAGACACCTTACAATGCAGTCTACCCTTACAATCATGTCTATGAGACAGAGGGCGGACACATCAAAGAGTTTGACGATACGATAGACGCAAAGAGAATACACGAACGCCATGCGAGCGGGACTGGTTACGAGATATTTGACGATGGTACGAAGGTCACTAGGGTAAAGAAAGACAACTACACCCTTACAACGGCTGACGACTATATGCATATACAAGGGACCGCCAGACATACAATAGATGGTGGTCTACGAGTCAAGGTGAATAATAAACCTCTCTCAGGAACCCGAGATGGAGGCAATCCAGGTGGTGTTGGTGTAGGCAATCATTATAGTATAGAAGTAGGTTCGGGTGCAAATGTTACAGTTGAAGTACAGAATGGGGATATTAACCTTATCAGTCAGCAGGGCGATGTAAACTTGAAGGCAGGTAAGAACATGAACATAGATGTTGCACAAGCATTAAACATCAAGGTCGGCGGGGCGATTACAGAGACAAGTAAGAGTAAGACAGAGAGTGCTGAGAATACTCACCAGATGAACGCAAAAGAACAAGACATCAACGGCAACATAATAAATCTAAACTAAGAGGGGGGTCGATTGTCGGTTAAGACCTGTTAGAGTACATAAGGGATCTGTTGCGATATAGATAACTGCTATCTCAAACGGTTGCAACCAAAAGTTTTAATAAAATTTCCTCAAGTAGGAAAAGACAAGGAAAAGTAAATGATGGTAAACGATATATTCAACGGTGCATTTAGACTACTACTCTTAGTAATGGTCTTAATCATATTATTCATGTGGTCAACTCATATGTTAAGTGCCAATGTGCTAATGCTACCTACAATTGTAATAGCATTAATTGGTCTCTTAACTGCAAAGCCATTTAGATGAAATATACAAAAGACGAGATAAGAGAGAACGATTATAAAGCAATTGGCGAGATATGTTTAATCTTGTTAGTGCTTTACATTTTGTTCTAATTGTGATATAATAGATATAAGGAGAAAAGAAATGCTGACGATAATTATGGAGGGTAAAAATGCTGAAGAACCCCTTAGTAGGTACAATAAGCAAATGGATGTTTAGACTTTATATACTTTGGTCTATCTGTGCTGATATCACGATTATTGGTGGTTTGGTATACTATTTCTTTTTCTACTAAATATTAGTGAGTACACTCTATTGAGAAATACTCGTAGAGTTTATTCTAATTTTTAGAAACAGGAGAAATTTATGTCAACTGCTACAAACTCTAAGGCAAAAGCCTTACATAGACATCTTGATACAAGAATCGAGAATCTAGAACGAAAGAATCATTATAATCGAGAACTCATCACAGACCTCAAAAAACAGAAATTAAAGATTAAAGACAGACTCTATACACTTTCTCTGAAAGAACAAACGAAGTCAAAAGAGGAACAGCTCGAGTTATTTCGTAAAGGAGAGTTAGGAAACAATGCTACATAAAATAAGTGAATTTGTGAATCGTATTCGTGTTATGCATGACGAAGCACAAGTATTATATAAAATGAAGTACGAGTCCCCTAAAGCGACACAGGTAGAAATTGATAATAAAATACAAGGCATACAAAGTATGGCATTGAGTATTGCAAAAGATACCTCTGAATACAATCGTGTAGAGGACGTATAAGTATTAGGTAGAGGGGTCGGGAGACTGACCTCTCTCCATGGAAAAAAATTCTAAAAAAATTCTTGGAAAAAATCTCTTATAAATATTCAGTATGAAAACATTAAAACAAGTAGAAGCAATAGATTGTCTTTGTGAGGAAACTTATCAAGACTTAGAGATTACAGAAGCTGAGTATCAAGGTAAGAAGGTCAAACTCAATGACCCAATACGAGGCGGTAGTAAGAAGTTCTATGTTTATGTCAAAGATGGCGATAAAGTCAAAAAGGTATCATTTGGTGATACAACAGGTTTATCAATCAAACGAGACGATCCTGCAAGAAGAAAATCATTTCGTGCAAGGCACAATTGCGATACAGCAAAAGACAAGACAACAGCGAGATACTGGTCATGCTATCAATGGCGTGCAAACGCACCAGTCAATAATTAATTGAATACTTGTCTTTCACTACTCATGGCTATATCAATGCATATAGGCCTCGAAAATAACTACAATAATATTCACCCTCATGCTCGTTGCCAAATAGACAATACGATTACAGGTGTTTTCTATAATAGCGAAAACAATATCAGTTTATATGCTGGTAAAGAATATGCATTAGACCGTTTCGTACATTTAGAGATTGGTCTCGCTACTGGTTATAGTGGTGGCGATATTGTACCGTTTATGAGATACACGGATCGAGGTTGGTTTGTTTCTCCCTCTTACGAATACGAAAAAGAGAATATTGGTATTGTAATCGGTTACGAGTTTAATTTCACAAAATAAGAGGGGTACTATACTATCACTTGACCCCTAAAGACCGCCTGAGCGGCGTCCTAGACGGTCGTTTTCCAAGTCATTAGTATGTTTTTCTTCATTTACACACTAGATATATAATTCTCGATTATTATAAGTACTCATGTAAGTCCTTCAAAAACCCACCTAAGCTAGCTTGGAGCGGAATGAATAAACAGCAAAGAACATGGTTCGTACTATCTAAACTACCACCAGTTAGAAAGGTAAAGATAGATACTTATGAATATGAAAGTCTAGCAGAGGATATACTACAAGACAAAATATCTTATAATAGTATGATTGAAATTTTTAATGATAAGATATACTGGAAGTGGTTTGAAAAAAACTATATCGAAAGTGATGATAGTATAAAGAACACTAAAGAAGAAACACAAATTGCATAAGTGCCTCCTATAAAGGAAGCAGTATCTTCTTTTTCTCGTTTTGTTAATTTATAGTTTTTCATCTGTAAAATATTTAGAGTTAAAGTTGAATAGGTTTCTCTAAAATCAAT